GAACCCTATGGGACAGTGCGGGTAGCCTGGAGATCAGCGGTTGCGGCAACAACCAAGTCAAGATCGAGTGGCTCGAAGAGGGTGACACGTTCGACGTGGGCTGCGGCTACTACCTCAGCGTCGTGAACAACGGCACTGATGTCGTCGCGGTCTACTACCTCGACGCGGACAACCCCATGGGTACTTACAACCTCGTCTATGAGCAGTGCGAACTCACCGGGTTCAACGACTCTGTGGTCGTAACCGAATGCCCGCCGATCTCCTGTGCGGAAGGTGCGGCCCGCACATTCCCCTCCGCAGTCCCCGTGCGGATCACAGATTACACCACGCCGCCCGGTGGTGTGCCGGGAGTCTTCCCAAATCTCACCGGCATCTACACGGCCCTGTGGAACGAAGACACTGGGCAATACGAGTTCAACTTCCTCGCCTACTTCGATCCCGCCGAGTGGTCGGGGATGATCGCCGGTCACTTTATGTTCTACCTCGTGTGTGACCCGACCGGCTGGGTGTTCGAGATTCAACACGGCGTTGCCGTCACTTGGTCAACCTATACCTACTACGGTGCGAACTTCCTCCGCCCAAACGTCGGCACCTATCCCAATACAGGTGGCTCTGGCAGCGTGTGGGACGGCGGTGGTCTCTCAGTTGAAGTCCTCCAGTGAAATGCAAACACGGCACACCGCACGAGTCCTTCGTGGAGTGTGCTCTCGGACAGTACGGCGGACGCCCTTCACCCGGCGTCTGCCAACTCTGTCCCAAGTATGACGGCCCTGCACGCGGCCTGGGCGACGTGGTGGACAAGATCACCACAGCCATAGGCATCAAGGCAGTCGTCAAGCTCGCCTCCAAGATCACGGGCAAACCGTGCAACTGCGAGAAGCGACGACAAAAGCTCAACCAACTCCTCCCCAATGAATGATGAAGTCATCTTCGACATGAGTCGAGCAATTGGGCGGGTCGAAGAGAAACTCGATTCCGTCCTCAAACGTCAAGACGAACAAGAAGTCACCATCAAGGACAACTCGATCAAGATCGGGCGAATCCTCCTGGTGCTCACGATCGTCGGCTACCCCTTCATCCTCCTCAAACGATGGCTATTCCGTGAGTAACCCACTCGAAGACAAGCTCAAACAACTCCACGCGTCCCTGACCGACGCTCTGCTCGCCCGGATCGAATCGGGCGACGCCAAGCCCGCCGACCTTATGGCGGCTGCGAAGTTTCTGAAAGACAACGGCATCGACTGTCGCCCCGGTGCGAACCCCGCACTCGGTCGTCTCGCTGGCCTCCTCGGTGATCGTGCCTTCGCTGGTGACGAGGAGCAACTGCTACAGTGATTAAGTACCGGAAGGAAGACCCACTCACAGACTTCAGAAACTTCCTCACCCTCTGCTGGTACTGCGTCGGACTGCCCAAGCCCACGAAGCGTCAGTACGAGATCGCGTTCTACCTGCAGTACGGCCCCCGGCGACGCGGCATCAAGGCGTTCCGGGGCGTGGGCAAAAGCTGGATCACTGCCGCGTTCGTGATGTTCTGTCTGCGGAACAACCGCGCACTCAACATCATGGTCGTGTCGGCCTCCAAGCCGCGTGCCGACAACTTCGCCACGTTCTGCTTCAGGCTGATGCAGGAAGTCCCCGAGCTAAACCACTTGATGCCGAGCGACGATCAACGCAAATCGAAGATCGCGTTCGACGTTGCGACCGCTCCCCCGAGTCAGTCACCCTCGGTCTGCTCAATCGGCATCAACGGTCAGATCACGGGCAACCGTGCTGACCTCATCATCCCCGACGACGTTGAGGTACCGAACAACTCCGAGACCCAACTCATGCGAGAGAAGCTCGCGGAGCGGGTGAAGGAGTTCGACGCCGTGCTCAAGCCGAATGGACACATCGTGTTCCTCGGCACACCGCAGAACGAGTCGTCGATATACAACCTGCTCCCCTCGCGTGGCTACGTCTTCAAAGTGTGGCCCGCCCGCTACCCCACCGTCGAGCAGGTCGATAAGTACGGGGAGCAACTCGCTCCCGGCATTATCGCTGATCTCGAAGCGGGGGCGACACCGGGCCGCACGACTGAACCCGACCGCTTCACCGACCTTGACCTCGCTGAACGCGAGGCGAGCTACGGTCGAGCGGGATTCGCCCTGCAGTTCATGCTCGACACGAACCTCAGCGACATGGATCGCTATCCGCTGAAGCTGAGTGATCTGATCTTCATGAATCTCAACGCGGACTGCGGCCCCGAGAAGGTCATCTGGTCTGCGTCTCCCGAGTACATCATCAGCAACCTGCCCAACGTGGGACTCGATGGTGACCGGATGTACCGACCGATGCCGATCACGTTCGACACCGGTGCAACTGTGGGCGTGATGAAGTATGCCAACTTCACCGGCTGCGTGATGAGCATCGATCCGGCTGGCCGGGGGAAGGACGAGACTGCATATGCGGTCGTGGCCTACCTCAACGGCATGCTCTTCCTGCTCGACGCTGGTGCCTTCAATGGCTACGGAGATCAAACACTGGAAGCTCTGGCGAACATCGCCAAGAAGTGGAAGGTGAATGAGATCGTGCCTGAAGAGAACTTTGGTGACGGCATGTTCACCAAGTTGCTGCAACCGTTCCTCAATCGTATCTACCCATGCAGGATCGGTGAAGGCGTGAAGCACCACACACAGAAGGAACGCCGGATCATCGATACCGTCGAACCGGTGATGTCCTCACACAAGCTGATCGTCAACACTGACCTCGTGCGGAAGGACTACGACTCCGTGGGTCACTATCCGACTGAGCACGCGTTCCAGTACCGGCTGTTCTATCAACTCACCCACCTCACCCGCGACAAAGGCTCGCTCGCTCACGATGACCGAGTCGATGCTCTCGCGATCGCGGTGGGCTACTGGGTCGAGCACATGAGCAGGGACACGAACAAGGCGGCGTTGCAGCAGCGGGACAAAGCTCTCGACCAGGAGCTACGGCGGTTCAAGAAGCACGTCTTCGGAGTGAAACGGTTACCGAACCGTAAGCATTGGCTTTCCGCATGACGCCAGTTTCTGGCACCGGAAAATGATCCCCCAGCAAAACAGTAGGAGTTACCCCTACTTGTCTAGTAGGAGTTCCTAAGTACCGCTCCCGACAGAAACACGACAGTTTGACGTAGTAACACCCCAGTTTAACGTGGGTGGTAGCCTGGGTCTCGCGATCTGGACTACCACCCGCCGCCAGAAGGGGTCGCATGGTCATTGCGGCTCACGGCTGGCCTATTTGCGGCGTTGGTTGCACGGGGGTGCTACGGCGGTATTACCGGGTAGGCCGGTCGTTCAGCGTGCGTCCTATTGCGGCTGGAGTTTTGCAGCAAAAATCTGAGAACCCTAACGCGGTGCGGGCGTGTGGGCGTTCCCCCCGTGGGGGTCTCCCCTACATACGGCGTCCTGGTCACCGATCCGGCCACATGAGGCACGAATCGCCAATGTTTCCGGCCTGGTGCAGTAGACTTTGAATCTGATGGAGTGGGTGAAGAGGGAGTGCGGCGGGGGTTAAATGGTGGTTAGACCTGGAGTTAGAGTCGTAGACCGAAGCTTAGTGTCGATGTGACACTGTGCGTGCGTCATGCACTTTTATTTATCGTTGCACTCAAGTAACGCTTGCAATCGTGCGATGATTGCTGTAGACTTCCACACTCCAATCGATTGCTGTTCTTTGACATCTCAGACGCGTCTCACACCTTGCGAGTGAATCACGCGTTGCCAGTCCGAACGCGTGCCAAGTCACGACGCGTGGTGAAAGCTTTTAGTCAGTGGCGATAGACCCAGCCCCTGGGGAACAAACTCAGTGAAGTCCGCTCATGCCGATGTGCCAACAGCCTGAACACATCGCACCACGCCGAACAAGTCGTGATACGCAACTAGGGCAATCCTATCAAATGCAATGAATCAATCATCGGTGTGTTGCTGGCAAGGTGACACATTGATTTTAACCCTGTTGTCACTCAGTGACAGAAAGGATGGTCACAATGGAACGCGTTAAACGCAGTGACTTAGACAGTGCGTTAGCCCGCCTGTGCGGCGAGTTAGGCACTCGTGTTGCCAAGTCATACAATGACATCGGAGCCTGGAGGATCGACAAGGCCTACGGCGGTTACACCATTGAAGTGATAGACAATCAATCGGGCGGGGTTCACCAATTCAACTACCGTCGCCGCACGGCACGAGAGCTATTCGACTGCCTCAACTTCACGCTTGACGTTCTGCGGGAAGCGTCTCGTAAGCTGAAAGCCTAACCTGGAGTGACCGATCATGACTTATTCAGACATTCAAGAAATGGCCGATGCGTACATCGTCTGTGCCCTGTTCACTGCCGATGAATTCATCGTCCCACCAAAGTCAAAGTCAGGCGAATTTGATCCTTCGCCTTACCTTCCTCGCGTCACCAAAGAAATGCGGCAGGAAGCGTGGTGGACGTGCAAACTGTTCTACCTCATGAACCGCCGGGATTTGCAGAACTATCCAGCAGACTCCGCAGGGCATGACTTGTGGTACACACGCAACGGTCACGGGGTTGGCTTTTGGGAAGCGAATCACTGCACTGCTGAGGAAGGCGAACGTCTAACCAAGTCTGCAAAACGCATGGGTGAAAGTTACCTCGAATCAGGCAAAGGCGGCTGGTTGTACTTCGCCTAATCCGTGCAACACCGCAAGCAATCCACCAGTGCAACTAGCGTAAGGCGGAGTCGCATCCGCCCACTGGTTTAACCCTCAACAGCCGCATAGCGGCAAAGGATGTGTCAGATGAGGACGCCATTGGAGCAGTTGTCGGAAGACATTGAAGCGTACTTGGATTCTCAAGACGGATTCTCATCGCTCAGCGACGTGTACGCCGTCATCGGTGACGTGTGTCGTGCTAAAGCCGAACACGTTCAAGAAGCATGGCAGGACGACGGACTTGCCTATCTGTGGGAACGGCACGCCAAAGCGTGTGACAAAGCACGCGAAGCGTTTGAACGTGAGCAACGCAAGATCGATTAACCCTCACAACACAAATGGAGATTCCAATGACCACACAACAAATTGAACGTCTGTACCGCCAATTCCGCAAGCAAGGCGAATCGTCCGAACGTGCTCGACACAACGCTCGCATCTACGCTCGCTGGCAATCGCTGGAATGGTCAGACGTGGGCGATGACGGCGACGTGAGAATCATCGTCAAACCCGATGATTCCTACGACTGGGACGACGAGCAGGAACGCGAACGCTACGGCAATGACGGTGCGTGGGGTGTCATCGGCGAGTACCGCGAGTCGCCCACATCGCCCTGGGTTCACGCTGACTCAGTGTGGGGATTTGTCGGCTACCGCGACGTGTGCTCACCATTCGAGAATCCGTACGTCATCGACATTATGGCCAAAACGCTTGACCAGCTTGACGCTGCACACGGTGCGGTAGAGTCGCATGAGGAGGTGCTGCCATGACCAAGCAACAACGCCGCCATGCGGAAAGCTTGACAAAGGGTACGCGTGTTCGCCTCAACACACGTAAGCGAGCATGTCCAAAATATCAAACGTCAAGCGGATGCACGTCACATGACCTAC